TACCCACCAGCAGAATTGGCAGATACTTGGAATGATGTTCCAGAACCGTGGAGAGAGTGGGTTAGAAGAACTGCATGGGTTGATCACCAAGGAGATAAAATCACAGAGAATCATGTTGATAAGATGGCATGGGTAACTCCGAGACAAAACAGTAAATACTATAAGGAGGCACAAGCAGGAAATCCTGGTAAAAATGAATTAGCAAGACGAAAGAGAAACTATCCCAGTTATGCAAGATAAATTTATTTACGAAACTAAGTTTACTGATGATATCTGTGATGGTATCATAGATTTTTATAATACTTCAGATCAATTTCAGAAACATTCTGGTCAGATCAGTAATCGTGAGGAAACTGCCAAGTCTGATAAGGATTCTATAGATTTGAGCATACCATGGCACTTTATTGAATTTGATGAGCGTCTAGATGCGTACTTCAGTAATTTGCATCAATCGTTTGTCTCATACTTTCAAAAATTTGAACAGGCAAGACTTCCTTGTAAGATCTCTGATGTTTTTAATATACAGTGGTATCCTAAAGGCGGTGGTTATAAGATCTGGCACTTTGAGAGAACTAACAATAAGCATGCGATCCGTAGACACCTTGTATGGATGACGTATCTTACGGACAATCCGAGTGGTGGCACGGAGTTTTACTTTCAAGATCTTCACATCCCTGCGGAGAAGGGGAAGACGATCATATGGCCTGCAGAATGGATGTATACACATAAGAGTCGTGTAGATCATGAGAATGAGAAGATGATCATCACAGGTTGGATGGAATTTACACAAAAAGGTATGGGTGAACTCACATGATAGGACTTTTACCACTATTCCCGTCTAGTGTGTATCATTTTACACTTGAAGAAGATACTAGTGAACTAGATCCTAGAGGTTTTGAGTATAACAAGCAATACTTCCCATCTGGTGCTGCTGCTACTGAAAATATAAGAGTATTAGATGAATTTCCAAATACAAAAAGAATAATTCTCAAAAAATTTAACGATATTGCAAAAAACCAACTTGGATTAGATAATGAGTTTAAATTATCAACCTCATGGTTTACAAAGGTAGAAAAAGGTGGACATGCTATTTTTCATTGTCATAGGAATTGTTTTTATAGTGGAATATATTATTTTGGTGACAATTATCCAGAAAGCAGTGGTAGACTATGTTTTAGAAGCAATATAGAACAATATTCAGATTTTCTTATTAAATCAAATAAAAGGGACTTGCTTAATGCAACCACTTGGACAATACAACCAAAAAGAAAAAAGATGGTATTGTTTCCAAGTTACCTAGAACATGCTATACTAGAACATATGGAAGATGCCACTAGATATTCTCTTGCGTTTAATTTTTATCCTGTTGGAGAATATGGATTTGGAGATTCAACATTTAATACAGATTGGAAATGAACTTAATTTGTAATCTCCCTGCTGAAAAAGTATGGGTGCGAAAAGAATATCTTACTGACCATAAAAGTGGTCATGGTGAATTTGTAGAAGGTGTGTGGGTTGCTGCGAAGAGTATACCTGGTCGTGCTTTTTATTTTGAGACGTATTTACCTGAGTATGGTGCGATGTATGATAAACTACCTATAAGTGCGTTTCTCCGAGCACCGAAAACGCCGACGCCCGATATGAGTCTAGAGAATCTGCAATTCTGGAATTGTATGGACTATGGTGTGATGGCAATCAATAAAGGTTTCATATCTTCTATGGATTGTGAGATCCGCACAAGAGACCACGGTCTGATAAAAGGTCAGTATATCTTTACTCTTGATAATTATCATGCAGATATAAATGTGATAGATAATAATGTAAGTGAAGTACCACAAGAGCATAAGAGTCATAATTGTATACAATTAGAGAATGGGCAGTATGCATTGTATCCAAATAATAGGATGCGTCTGTATGACCTCTCTATAACCCCACAGCATCCCAAGACACCTGACTTTAAGGTTTCTACCATAGAGTATCAAGTAGAGAATGGGACTGAATGGGGACGATTAGGTGATACTGACGATTATTTCTGGGAAACACCTAGAGAGAGGGATGGTAACCCCGATAAAAGTTCTGACACAGACACACTAGACTTTATCTAATAAGACCCATGGTAGTACGAGTAGACAAATCAGAAGATTTTAAGAAAAGTGGCAAGAAACTCATTTCTGAGTACGATGCCGACAAATGGTTAGACAAAATTGAGAAGAATGATGAACGAGAACTCTTTGAGATGAAAAGAAAAAGAGAATACCTCAATGAGTGGACTAAATTCAGAAAAGATGGATAAATAATAGCAGCCTATGCTGTCTATATGCCACAACAAGCAACATTTAAAGATTTGAGTGTTACATTCAAAAAACATCCTGTCACTGATGATCTAGTCACAGTGAAGGATAAGACTGCGATTGCTCAATCAATTTCTAACTTGTTGCAGACTAATAATGGTGAGAGACCATTTAATCCTGATATTGGTTCTGGTATTCGTGAGTTGTTATTTGAACAAAATGACTGGGGTACTGCTGCTGCTGTAAGTGGTCGTATTAGAGAATGTCTTGTCAAATATGAACCTAGAATTGCAGTGCGATCAGTTGATGCAACTCCTAACAATGCTTCTAATGGTTATGATGTTGCGATATCATATGAGATTCTTGGTAGAGACGATGGCAGAATAGTTGCTGATGTATTTCTAGAACGTACAAGATAATGCCTTATACTCAGGTCTCAAATTTAGATTTTAATCAAATCAAAACTTCTCTCAAAGAGTACATGAGAGCACAGTCAGATTTTACTGACTATGATTTTGAGGGTTCTACTCTTTCTGTACTTCTTGACACACTTGCTTATAATACCTACTACACAGCATTCAATACCAACATGGTAGTCAATGAACTATTCATTGATTCAGCAACACTTAGAGACAACGTAGTAGCATTAGCAAAGCAATTAGGATATAGACCAAAGAGTGCAACCTCTCCTACAGCATACGTTTCATTTACTGTTACATATACTAATCCAACAACTGACACAGAATTAATATTAAAGAAGGGAACAGGTTTTACTGCAACATACGATAACAACGTCTACAATTATGTTGTATTAGATGATGTAAAAGCACAAGTAGCAAATGGTGTAGCAACCTTTACAGACGTTGCTGTAAATGAGGGGACACAACTTATCAATACCTTCACTGTTAACACAGCAAGTAAGTCACAAAGATTCATTCTTGACAATAGAAACATTGATACTAATACAATTAGAGTTAAAGTCTATCCTACTGGTGGATCATTTAATGAACCATATCTAATTGCAGATAACATACTAGGAGTTGATGGTACATCAAAAGTATTTTTCTTAGATGAGATAGAAGATGAAAGATATGAGATATTGTTAGGTGATGGTGTTCTTGGTAAGAAATTAGAGAACAATGCAAGAATAGAAGTATCATATTTGATAACATCAGGACCTGAGAGTAATGGTGTAAGATCATTTGTATTCTCTGGTGTATTAGAAAATCCTAATAACGTATCACCTTCTTCTTTCTCAGTCACAATTAACTCTACTGTTGCAGCAGCGGGTGGTGAAGAGATAGAAAGCACACAGAAGATAAAATACACTGCTCCAAAAGCATATGGCACACAGGAGCGTGCAGTGACCGCTGATGACTATGAAGCAATTGTAAGAAAAGTATATCCAGCAACCAGTGACATTATTATTTTTGGTGGAGAAGATCAGGAACCACCACAGTATGGAAAAGTATTCATTGTATTGAAACCAACTGATGCAAGTTATCTTACATCACTGACAAAGAACAAGATTGTTGCAGATCTTAAGAAGTATGTTGTTGCATCTGTAGAACCACAGATTGTAGATCCTTCTATTCTATATGTTGAGATGAACAGTAAGATATATTATAACAGTCTAATTACAGATCAAACACCAACACAAATTAGAGATAAAGTTATTGGTTCTATACAGTCTTATATTGATACAAGTGATACAGAGAAGTTTAACGGTAAGTTTAGATACAGTAAGTTTGTAGGTGTAATAGATGATGCTGACAAGAGTATCAATTCTAATCTCACGAGTCTCACAATGAGAAAGGATTTTTATCCGTCTCTTAA